TCAACCATTTTACAGACTTATGACTTTACTGTTACTAACGTTGATACAGGAAATGTGATACTAGAGACGAGAGAAAACACTGCTCCATACTTTTTGTTCGGAGACAGTGGTGGTAGCCCTCTGTATGGATTCATAAACGACGTTGGCACTTATGACTTAAAAGTTTTACAGACAGGGGAGGTATTCACTTTTAGTGTAGTGAATCCCCTAAGTCCTACAGGCCCACCTGTGGATAATCATAAATTTAAGATTTACGTAGAAGATGGAAGAGATATAGATATGGACAACCCAGAGATACTAGTTGATGAGCCGTTCAGTGTTGAGTACTTAACCACCAACTACCAGACATACAACTTCGAATTAATTGAAAATTCCACAGGCGAGACCATACATTCCCAAAGAGAAAGAAGCGAGCCTTATTTCTTATTCGGAAATCGGGGAAGTACAATCTATTATAACAGTGTTGATCTTCCCGGATTCTACGTTGTAAAGATTCAGCAAACTGGTGATGAATTGATATTCAAAGTAAGAGAGGAGGATCCAGAGACGTACGACGTAACAGTGAAAGATCTTTCGCAATTACAAGTAGATTTAATAAAACAACAAGTAGATCAATTTACGGGCGAAGAATCGTATAACTTAGTTTTGAAAGAGTTAATTACAGAACAGCTGATAGACTTACAGAACCAAATCAGCAATATATTAGGTTGAATATAAATAAATAATATATAATAAAATGCCAACCCCTATCTGTAAAGTCGGTGAGATACTAGATCCATCAACTAACAAGTGCTTTCCGATAACAAGCGAGAAAGGAAAAGAAGTGTTTAATAGGTTGTACAATGAAACGCCCTTAACAGAATTCTTCAACAAATTTATTTTAAACAGCTCTTACAAAAAACCTTGGAGAGGAAGTGCTATTAATGAGATCATAGCTTTGCTCTATTTGATAGAGAAACATGAAAATGATTGTGTTATTTTACCTGTACCGCCTAGAGGAAAGAACTTACGTTCTTTGAAATTTGATGATTACGCTTTGACATGGACTATACCACCGTTTAAAAGAAATATTAGAAGAAAAGGAAGTCTGTCGGTGCCAAGAAATTTCAGATACTACTTGACACAGTGTCTTTCTAATCCAAAGGTCAGGTTCGTAGTAATGCCTCTAGGCTTAGACCTAAAAGGCGAAGATTCTGGTCATGCAAACTACTTAATTCTAGATAAAAAATTAAAAACTGTAGAGCATTTTGAACCACATGGAGGTAGTTCCTTCATTGATGGAGAATTTGGTATTACACAACTAGAAATGGTTTTGAGTAGGTATTTTAAAAGGTTTGGTTACACATACCTACCACCAAGGAGAGTGTGTCCCGAAATAGGTATTCAGACAATTGAAGAAAAATATAAACGACTCAAGGAAATAGATCCTAGCGGTTACTGTTTAGCTTGGTCGATATTGTACGCTGACTTACGACTCTCCTATCCTGATATTCCTCCCCTGCTTTTACAAGACCTAATCCTCGATAGTTTCAGCAATATGCCACAATTACTTCTTGTGACAATCAGAAATTACACGCAGTACTTTAGAGAACAGTCATCAAAATTGCTTTTGGAGAAAACAAGGGAAGAACAGAGAGAGTACCTCCTGAGGAGATTGTATAGAGATCAGAAGTCAACTTCGATTAAGTGCAGAGCAGATCAAGAAATCAGTAAAATAAGCGGTAAATGTGTAAAGAAGTGCAGGTCTGATCAGCTTCGTAATCCTGCAACAGGAAGGTGCAGGAAAAAGAAAACAAATATAAGGTCAACAAAGAGAACACTAAAGTGTCCCCGAGGTAAAGAAATAAATCCGAAAACAGGAAATTGTATAAAAAAGTGCAAAAGAAGTGAAGAAAGAAATCCAAAGAATGGTAAATGCAGAAAGAAGTGTAATTCTGATCAGATCAGAAATCCAAAAACTGGTAGATGCATCAAAAAGCGAAATTAGTCTGTAGAAATATATAAAACTAACGTGTTTTATATATTAACGCTTCATATACACTTTACCTTTTTCTCAATTTCCTTAATTATTTTTTTGAAATATTTGTCCTTCGCACAGGTTTTGTTTTCGACCTTAAATGCTTTAGCTCTAATGCAGTTGTTTGGTTGAGTATCATAGACCTCCTTGCGATCATCTATAATAAAAGTATTCCGCTTATTGTAACCTTTTATCTTCCATACATCCCACAGCATTGATAAATCTTTTTGTGAGTCTTTCAAGTCGTAAGACAAGTCACAATGATGGGAGTAAAGTATATAGTCAAGCTTTCTGCCAGGTTTGTTAAGGATGAAGTTTTTTATGATGAAAAGAGCATAGTTCTTCGATGCAGCCGTCCACACAGAGACATTGTAATTTGAAAATAAGTAGTCTAAAAAGTTTTGTAAAAGAGGTCTTTCGAAAACAGTGAAATCATTATCCATTTCTTTAGAATTGAAAATCGGTTTATATTTTTTTATTTCTTTTCTCTTCTTTTGTTCTTTATCCATGGAATGAATCAATGTTTCGTCCAAGTCCAGTATGACATTAACGCGTTTACTGTTCATTTATTATCTGCAAGTTTTAAAAATTGCTTTTTTAAACTGAAATTGTCTACATTCTGGTGTTTGTTATGTTGGTTACTTCCATGTTGCTCCCATACTGCGTTGTAACTACGACTTTCTGGCAGCTATCTTGACACGGCGAGCTTGAAAAACAAGGTCTGCAGCATCTGTAATCCTTCCGTGGCCTGAAAGGCCTGTTCTTGTTATAAGTACATATTGTTTTGTATGTGCTCGAGCAGTTCATTTATTAATATTTTTATTTTATTTACGTTTTATGTCTAGATTTTTCCAGATTTCTGTGAGACGGATTAACGGTTTTGCTGTCTTCAAGTTCTCTCGACTTTTGCATGCTTTGAGCAAGAGATATGATATCAGACTTCGCAGCAGTCTCTGTGTTTTGTTTCACTCCTCTCAAATTATTAGGATTGTTTCTTACTTCGTGTTCCCCGAAATCCTCGAACTCGTAATTTCCAGAGTCACTTCTCAAAGATTTTATCGGTTTTCGGATAGGTTCTTTACCTGTGTCCTCGTTGCCGTCGCTACCTTCATATTCTTCATCGTCATCGGTCATGAGGTCTCCTATACTTGTTGTTCCTTCTCCAAAAGATTTTGTTTTAGATTTCTTGACGGGCTTCAGTTGAGTCGTATCGCTCATTGGACTTTCGGCTTTGATTTCTCTATTTTGCTCTTGAACCACAGGGGGTTGAACAGTTACGTTGCTATTGTGCATTTGATGGGCCTGTGGCGGTTGAGGAGGAGTAGTATTCTGTGGTGGAAGCGGGGGAGGTGGAGGCATTGGAGGAGTTACACGATTGATTAGTACATCCAACCAGTCGAAAACGGCTTTATCGTCATACTTTTCTACCGTTCCTCCCTGGTACAGTTTGATAACACATGGCACCTTGTTGATTTTTAACACTTTTGATTTGCTCAGTCTTTCCCTGAATTTCTTATGATCAATACAAACTAGATCTATATGAGTTCTTAAATGATACTTATTCAGCAGATTCAAAAAGTTTTTACTGCTAGGAGAGAAGTTGCTATAAAACAAGATCGGTAGTTGTTGTTCTAGGCCCTGTTGTCTTGAATGTTGTAAACTGTTCATTCTTCTACTTTAATAGATCTAGTAAAAACTTTAAATTGGAATATTAAGCTAATTTAAATATTTTTCGTAATAATAAAATGACTTATTGTGCAGCAAACGAATGCGATTACAATTACATGAGATACGTAGGATATACAGAAAGCAATACATGCATCCAGGCTCTATTTTCTAAAGAAAATATTGAGTATATATCTAAAACCGTCACTAATCTTACCAGAGATGTAGACTGTTCTGGTAGACCAATCGTCGTTCCCAATAAAATAATATGCAGCGTTTTGGACGACCTGTATCAAGGTTATAGACCGTCGGTAGGTGACATATACACTAGGTACTCCATTCCCACAGATTGCCCTATAGATATGGTCAATGAAATCACTAATCAAGCGATAGAAGTTATAGTGAATGACATTTCGGTAAACATAGGAATGGAACAACAGAACGCCCAACTTAATATATGGAACGCAACTCTTCTTGGAGACTTCAACGAAAAAGGACTGAGACAACATGCACCCATAAAAACATTGGAGAAAACAACAAACGGAAGAGGAATGGTAAGCTTCATGACTTACTAATTTTCTGTAATAAATGATATTCAATTCATTTATTACGTAATTATTCTAACTCTCTAAGAGTAACACATACTCTCCTGTCATCACTCGGAAGCATTTCGTAAGCCCATGAATAAGTACAACTACTACTAGTAATATATAAGGATCCAGATTCAATGTTAACATCCACTTTTTCGCCCGAACCCGATCTTCTGAATCTCACTACGCTACTAGACACTAGAGACAAATACACTATAATATCGTTGTAAACTAACGGATTGACATACTTATGTCTTCTTTCTCCGGGATTATAATTATGCACGCTTACTTGGTTAAATTTTGGAGAGTTTATACACAGCTGTTCACATATCTCATTGATATCTTCAATATACCCATTCATATATTCTGGAACTGCAAGTCTTTTGTGTTTATTAGTTCTCCCGTAATCATAATAACATCCATAATGCTGTACCAATCTAGAATGTATCTTGTTCCTGTTGGTGTTCTCCCATAAACTAGTATCAATGTGTTCTAACAAATCTAGTTCTTCTTCCTTTGAAATGAAATTCTTTATATAGTAAAATCCCTTTGGAAAATCAAACTCAATAGCTTCTAATTCCATACTGATTTTCGGTTTCATATAAAGAAAAATATCAATTTTTATTTTTAACTACATCTCTGTTTAAAAGCACGCCACACCGACTGTATTTTCACAACAGACCGATTTATCCTTTCTCGTTCTGCTCTCTGAATTCTGCATTCTTTTTTATAGTTTTCGTATGTCGAATATACTTCGTTTATTCTATTCCAGAATGCTGGAGAAGATCCTTCATTGCTTCTCAAAAAAAGTTTGGTGTTCACTTTTATGAAGTTCACACCTTGCCGTCCAGTCCACCTCCCGTTTCCAATTACTATTTTGTCGTTTTCGACTGCAACGCCTAAATACTGTATGGCACACCCGTTTTTGTAGTGCACTTTCCTGCAGCTTATAATCGTGTTTTGCATAGTGAACAACATAGATAGTTCGATAAGGACTTTTTCGTAATTGTTTTGGCTCATCTCTTTGTAATGAATACATTCTAAAAAAACAAATCATTTTCATTATATAATAAATGAGCAAACCAAAACCGGTCAACAGAGCCCTATATGAAAGGGTAAAGAGGGAAGCAAAAAAAAAATTTGATGTTTATCCGAGTATATACGCAAATAGCTGGTTGGTGAGAGAATACAAGAAGCGAGGAGGAAAATATAGCGGAGATAGGAACAACAAAGAAGGTCTACTAAGATGGTACGAAGAACAGTGGATAGATATATGTCAGCTACCAAGGAGAGTGAAATGCGGAAGACCGAAAGCTTCTATAAAGTCTTGGAAGAAAACCTATCCTTATTGTAGACCTTTACGAAAAGTAAGTAGTAAAACACCAAGAACAGCTCTATCTATATCCAGAAGACAAAGATCAAAGATTTGCAAGAAGAAGAAAAAATCACCAAGAAAAAGAATGAAAAGGTTACCCAAAAGAAAAAGTAGACATGGAAGTGTAAAAAAGAAAAAGAGGAGTAGAACGAGAGTCAGGAGAAAGGTTTCTACGAAAAGGAGGAGAAAACGTAGTAACTAACAGTATGTTTTGATGACACCGGAAAATATTGTTATTGCTATGCACACCTCAACAAAACTGAGTATTGAACCCATTATAACAATATTCTTGCTTATGCTTTTTTCCTTCTTTAATAATTCTGTGTTTTCAGTGTTGAGCTTGTCTATCCTGACCTTGTAGTTATAAATAGCTGTGGCTGACATAAAAACAGAAAGTAAAATTAAAGAAACTGCAAAGAAACTAGCAATGATAGAATTCATCTCAAGCGACTTCACACGCGTCATGTGATAAAACAATAATGAGGATGTTAGTAGTATTAGTGATGCGGAAATCCAACCGCATACTATTAGCTCAGTGTCGTATATTTCTGATATATCTTGCATTTTTATTATATGCTTAATAAACTTAAAGTGAAATTGTTATAATAAAATGGCACATCAAATAATTGTAGGTTCGGAAGGTATGGGTAAATGGGGAAAACCTTTCATAAACTTCATGCTTAAAGCGTTAGGATATGAGAAAATTGTATACTCAAATGAAGCTGGCTGCTCTTTCATATTATCGTCTTTATTCCTAGGTATGGAACCTTCATGGAATCGGCAAAAGAAGAAGTACCTGTATTGGTCAGGAGAAAGCACAACTCCGCAGACTAATTGTAACGCTTCGAAAGAGTTGTTCGTTATAACCACTTTAGAAAAAGAGGGTTCCAATTGTATGTACGTGCCATATTTCTTGTATCATCCTCAGTTACCGAAGCTTTACAATCAGCGGAAGTTCGACACTAAACACAGAAAGTTCTTAGTAGCTTACTGTAGCAGAAATAGAAAAACTTACAGGGAAGAATTTTTCAACATGCTCGTTGAACGTAAAGGAAGAGATACTTGTCACTCGTTAGGAAGGTGTTGTGGTAAATACCCAGAAACCAGAAGACCTGTTCCAGGCGACTGGCATGATACTAGACTTGTTGAAGAGTACAAAAAGTACAATTTCGTATTCGCTATGGAAAATGGCAATCGTAAAGGTTATGTCACAGAAAAAATTGTGAATGCTTTTTGCAGTGGTGCTATTCCTATATACTTTGGCTGCCAAGAAGTGAAGTTGTTTTTCAATCCGAAGGCTTTCATCCACGTTAATGATTTCGAATCTTTCGAAAAGTGTGTAGATCATATCTGCAATATGACCGATGAAGATATCAAGGCAATGAGAAGTGAAGAAATCATAAATACTGAAAGCGAAATAGCAAATTTAATGAATACAAAATACACTGAAAATCCCACACTGTCTCGTTACCTAAGTATGTTCTCTGACTTCATAAACAATTAAGATTTTGTTTTAATTTGTAAAACAAAATAATAGTGTTGTTAGGAGATTTAAATATTCTCAATGTGTGAATGTAAAATTTTAACTAAAAACTCTTCCATCTTATTGCTTGGCTCAAACTTCTCCCATTTCTCGTGTATACCATTCATATACACACAGAGACCACAGTTACACTTGCTCTCACAGAACTCATCTTCAGGTTCGTCGTACTCAGAATCTGGTTCTTCATCTGATTCTTCATATTCTTCGTTTTCAATGCATTGACGAATTTCTCTTTTAATTTCTAAGCAATTCTGAATCGTATCTGTTCGCCTATTCATTAGAAAAACTTCAGTCATAAACGCTCTTTTAATGTCTTCTTTGACTACAGCGTTCCTTTTACTGTGTCTAGAATAAATACACGCTGACTTAAGTGCATTTGTCATGTAGTTTATCACTATAGCAGCAATGCTGTCTTTAAAGTCAGTATCGTCGTCCTCCTCTACTACTAAGGATCTACCGCTTTTTAGGAAATCATATTCACTCATCTGTTAGTAGTTTCAGTAATAGATAATTAATCAAATTTGATTTAAAGTCAAAACTGAACTATAAAATGACCTACGAATTGCTGATTGATATTAGGGAAAACGTCTTGAGAGAGCACTTCCCAGCGGAGCACTTTGTTCCCCTGGATATAGCTGACATAATAATTAAGAGAGACGGCGACATAGTATTAGCGATTGAACGCAAAACTATAGACGACTTGAAAGCTTCAATTCTAGATGGTAGGTGGAAAGAACAAAAGTTAAGATTATGCAGTAACGTATCGAAGGACAAGATATTTTACTTAATCGAAGGTAATATAATGAAGCGGACAACTATAAAAGGTGGGAGCAACACGTTAATGGGAGCCACCATAAATTGCATGCTTAGGGATAAACTAAAGGTTTATAAAACAAACAACTTGAAAGAGACTGTTTGCTTTATAAAAAAGATGTATGATTCTGTAAAAAAGAAACATGATGAATTCTTCTCTTGTGAACAAAAACTTGACATCGATTATGCGAATTCAGTGAAAATTAAAAAGAAGGAAAACCACAACCCAAAAGTATGGTACAAGCAAGTACTGTTGAACATTCCTCAAGTTTCATCTAAGACTGCTGATTGCATTATTAGTCAGTACCCGACATTTAAACAACTCTACGAAGGAATAGACAAAAAGATTATTGAGAATCTTACTTACACAACCAATACCGGAAAAAGTAGAAGAATTGGGCCAAAGCTAGCATCAAAAGTGCATATGTATTTAACATCGTACTAGTGGCACTAAGACAAAATTGAATACTAAATACAAAATATAGAAATCATTGATGATAATAGAAGTATACTTCGACAAGTCACTACTAATGAGGTATAATAACCTGCAGAAAGATCACAACAAAATACCTAAAACTTTTGAGATATTATCCACTATGATAGGTTGTCCAAAGTGCAACGGCGACACTCTAGTGGACAGAATAGGATATACACCGTGCATAGATTCATTTTGTTGTCACAATTGGTGTCATCACTCTATTGAGGTAAAATCTATATTGGCGGAAGGCCGACAGAAGGATGCATTCACAGGTGATCCTTTCGTCGTTAAGGTCGGTAGTAGGATAACATATGAAAGAATAACTAAGAGCAACAAATCCCTCATGCTTTTTTGGTACAACATACTTGAACAAAAAAAAGATTTTGTAAGGATAGTAATCAGAAACTCAATAACCTTTAATATGGAAAATCTAAGAGAAGGAGTAAATTGTAAAAAAGAGATAGTTCTACAAAAGAAGAAGAGAAGCATGAAGCCCCGCGTAAATTTGAAGATTTTCCCCGAATCATGCAAATACAAGGCGCTACTTTGTAAGGACTTCAAGTATAGAGTGTCACTGGGTTCGACTCGTCAAAGAAAAGCAGCCATTGACAGTATAGTAGCCAAGGCCGTGACCTCTGGTAATATAAGGAAAACACTTGTTGGTAAGGTGTAATTAACCTTCTATTTTATATTATTGAATAATATAAAACCTGAATTAAGCAATCATATCAGCTTTGAGTCTTTTATGTGAATTGTAGTCAGTACAAATAAAGTCTTCATAAGAAAGTTTTTCGATATCTTCTACGTTATTCAGTTCTTTACTAATATTTAGTGTGGGAAACTTAAATGGCATTCTTAAAATTTGTTCTTCTACCACATCTAAGTGCGCTTCGTATATATGACTATCACCTAAGGATAAATGAAAGTATCTTGCGATTTTATCAGTTGTTTTTGCTATTATTTCCAGCAACAAGGATGAAGAGGCAATATTAAACGGAAGGCCTAAAAATAGATCACTTGATCTATTATAACAGTACATATCTATGTAGTTGCCGTCCACATAAAATTGTAATATCAGACTATGACAAGGATACAGAACACCGCTTTTTACTTGTTGAACGTTGTAAGTAGTCATCAAGATTCTTCTACTGTTAGGATCATTTCTTATTAAGTCAATTACTTCTTTTAATTGGTCAATTCCTTCACCAATCGGCGCCCCACTTTCTTCACAATATTCTGCGCCTGCACTTCTGAATTGAAATCCATATAGAGGACCTAGAAGTCCCTCTTTCCTTTCTTGTTGATTTACAGAATCCAGGAATTCCCTTGAAGTGTTTCCTTTCCATATATTCACCTTCTTATCTTCAAGTATTTTACTGTCAGTTTCTCCTCTTAAGAAAAACAGAAGCTCCTCTACTATGCCTCTAAGAAACATTTTCTTGGTAGTAATCAATGGAAAGCCCTTCCTTAAGTCGAATGATAAGTGGTTGCAGAAAGTCGAAAGAGTTAGACCATTTCTACCTTCCCGTCTAGCACCGCGTGTCAAAACATCCCGGAGTATATTGAGATATTGTTGTTCTCCGGACGATGAGTACTCCATAACATAATGAGTGAAGTCTTCATATTTGTGTTTTTCGATTATCAAGAAGTTTCGAAGCCATTTCTTTTCAAAGTATGTGTCGCAATCGTATTCCTCATTAATCATAGACATATGTACTTTTTTCACCAAACCTGATTCAAAAGCAGACCTGTAGATTTCTGATCCACCTCCAACGAATACCTTGACAAGTTTGTCGGAGTACACACTCAGTATGTTCTCCAATGTCAGTTCTTTGTTAGATCTGCTCAAAGAATAGCAAATTCTGTTTTTCAACTTGGGCAAAGACTCAAAAGTCTTTCTGCCAAACACTACCACATTATTCATTGTTTTTTCTTTGAATATGCGCAGCTCACTAGGTATTCTCCAAGGTAAGCTATTATTTTTTCCTATTCCAAAATTTTTGTCAACTGCAACTATGACTTCCATGTTGTTTTACTATAGCTTTTTTCTATTTAAAATCATTTACCATATAAAAAAAAATCATTAAATAAATTATGAGCGACTATGAGTTAGACTTCGATGATGAAGATGATGACTTCCGGCCATTAGAGTTGAGTGGAGACGACGACTTCAGAGCTTTAGACTTTGACGACGATGAAGAGTACCGATTAGATTTCGATGATGACGAATCAAGACCTATGGACCTTGCGAGTGGTGATGACGAAGATATAGAAGGAGATTTCAGAGATGATATAGAATTTCGCCCAGAAAGAGATGTTTTTGATAGAGTAGGTATGTTCGGGTCTGAACCAACCGAACGTTTTTATAAAGTGGCGGAAGCGATTTCGTTAGATCTTAATGAAAGAGTAACTCCTTCCCCATTCTCGGATAGGGACCTAGAATTAATAAAAGTGACTAATGTTCCTTTTTATGAATTCAAAAACCCTACTGCTTATGTTTTGGGATATCTAGGGTCTTCAAAGAAAAGAGGAATAACTAAAAGCAGTATTGACTATGTATTCAAGAATATATTACCAAAAATTGAAGACACTTCTGTCAAGAAGCCTGATGTAATACGTTACTCAAGGCTTTGGGAAACTTTGTGAATGTCTTTAAGATACTTGGTCCAATTACTGTGCATTGTATTTTTCGTTTTCTTAATAGATGTATCGTACACGTTTATTTCCTTTAATTCTGAATCTATTACTACTCTACCTGGTTCAAATGAAATACCTTTTATTGACACAATCTTCTTGTTTTTCATGATAAAGTCTTTATGACTGAGACTCTTTATCAAGGTGAAATAATAAATCAGGTTCAGAAGCTTCTTCCTTTCCTTCAAGCTCAAATTGTGTTCACTTGCTTGTTCCACAACATACTTTTCCAAAAGCATTTTTCTCGTGCTGCGTTTTCTTATACTGTTCCACGTCTCTTCTTTTTTGTTCTTGCTTTTCAAGGTGTTGATCTGCTCCAATTTTTCGTTTAGAGATGTCAACTTCAATTTATGTTTCAACAAATAGATTACATCGGCGTATAGCTTCTCCGTATCGGCTTCATTAGAAATTTTGTAGCTGAATTCTTTGTTTTTGTATGAACAGCAAAAGTAGTCCTTAGATATGTACGTCCCATAAGGCGTTATTCCTTTGGACAAATCAACAAAAATATTAACCCAGAAGTTATTTTCGCATAGGTTACAACATTTTAGAAATACAGGGTATATTATCTCTTCTTTACTGTACATTCATTTATTATAGCTAATACCACTTTAAACTGGTAAATTCTACATTTTACGTTGTCTAATGTAAAATGTATATCATCGTGTTTCAGATTTTTCTGCAGGCTCCTTTTGAGCTAAGTCACCCTCCTGTTTGTTTTCACCCTCCTGTTTATCTTGTTTTTCTTCGTTTTCCTTCCAAAATGTAGTATACAGAGTATACGACAAAAGAACTGCAACCACGGTTGCTACTGTTTCTTTGATGTACATTATACTGTGTATGATTTTGTCTTTAAATAACATAAGGAGTTATTAGTCCATTAGTAACGTGTATTATTCCGTTACAGGAGATTATGTCTCCTTGCACGACTTTAATACAACAGGGAGAGTTTGCATTTATATATATTTGATCACAGTCGCTACTTATTAAAAGGCTTTGTACAGGATTTAGTGTTGAGTAATACGCAAAAGGAGTGCTGAGAAATATTTCCGATGGAATCTTTTCTTGCAAAGTGGAAGAAAGTACGATGCGGCGAGCAGTAGACCTGTCAATACATTTCAAATCTAAACCATCCAAGCATTTGTTTGTTGGAACAAATAATGTGTAATTGTAATCATCATCAAAGAGGTCTATACCACTGCGTTTCAGTATGCAAGCGAAGATGGAAAACTCATTTGTATTGTCTATAATATGTTGTAAATTATTTGCTTTCTGCTTTTTTTCTGGACAAATTACAGGACAAGAAAGGTGATTGTACACTTGAGGTGTAGAAAAGGGAACCGTACTAGTCATATTTTATTATAGATGTGTTTATTTTTTGGATTTTTTTCTCCTTCTCTGTATTTTAGAACGTCTTCTTCGCCTGCTTTTGATTTTTTTCTTACGCTTCTTTGTATAACTTCTCCTCCTTGATTTTCTCTTTTTCTTTTGCGATTTTCTTCTGCTTTTTCTGATCTTTTTTGTAGATTTCCTCTTTCTGCTTCTCCTTTTCATTCCTACATCTGGTCTCCTTCTGTAACTGTTATTGTATGGAATATCAATCCTTATTTCGTCAGGTAGGTCTGGTTCATCAGGTGCGTCTCCATATATCTCCACGGCTTTTTTTCGCATTCCGGCACCGACTCCTTTGCTGAAGCACTGAGATAGTGTTCCAAAACGAGTATATCCGTTTGGTAATTCATTTTTATTCCCACAGTAGAATCTGTCATTAACGAGAGGTTCATAAGGTAACATTAAGCTTCTGTTTGGAGCTACAACATAGTAGCCAGTACCAAAACCCTTTTTTAAGCACTTATGTCTCGTCCCTAGCACTTGTCTACCAGTTTGAACCTCTAAATCAAGTCTGTTGTTTCCGCAATAAACTGGTACGTTTTCCATTTATTTATATCTTTAAATTTTTTTGCAATTTAAAAATGTTATAGGTCAGGTAAATTTTGAATTCTAGAAAGCAAACTGTTTGTATACTTTTGCGGTGTTGTGTGCTCTGATGCTTTGGCAGAATTGTTTCTAGTACTCACACTTTCTGAAGCAATAGCTACTACTGAATGATTCTCATAAGGCGTACCTATATCTACACTGGGAATAGTCTGTACGTTTGTAGACTGGACATTACTATCGATATTACTCTGGGAATGCAAATCAGCACTAGAACTAACAGGTATGCTTGGTTTACTTTCCAAAATTGGAGATACTACACTACTCTTAATTACTGCTTCCTCTCTTAACGCGTCTTCTAACGATAAACCAGGACCTTCGGCTTCTGTTTCATCCTTCAGCGTACTTAAGCCAGAATCTTCAGAAGAAGAAGACTTTTTGAAATATTTGAAGTATGCAAAACCTCCAATCGCTGCCACAACTAGAACCACAAGAATTATCCTTAGGCTAACTCCGAAATATTTCTTGTCGAGGAAATTCTGCTTCTTTGCGCTTACAATGGAAGAAGTATCCGCTAAAGTGTTTTGTGGAGACTCGTTGAACACGGTGTCAGTGTTTGGTAGTGGAGTCAAATCAATTTCGACATCTACCACAATTGGTTCATCTGACTTTAGCATTAAAAAGTAATTCAGATATACACCACTATCAGACTTGACATTACCAGTGATTATACCTTCGCTGGCAATTTTGTATTCAGGGATATTATTTGATTCCAAAGAAACTTGGTCGACAACAATAGCCTTAAAAGGTGAAGAATCAGCTGAGGTGGCCTTGAAATTTAAACTGAAATTCTTATGCGGTCCGTTTAAATCAATTAACTTCTTAATCTCGTTGATTTTATATGATTGTGTAGTCTTCATTTTTATTGAGAGGTATTCTCTTTAAGTAAAATTTATAGTTATAGCTTCCTTATAGAAAATAATGCAGATACTTGTTTTAAAGGATTCGGAGGAGAAGGCGCATAAGTTTCTTCAAGAACTGTTTGGAAAATCTCTCCTGAAGGAATTCTTACTGTCATCTTCAAATTATCGTTGGGACGGAACTTAATTGTTTGTGTCATACTTCCGTTTAACCTCACAAAAGGTACAATCAATGGATCTGCATCTCCGCTCAACGGTAGGATGAATAGCGCTTTGTACACATTGGGATTATTGGAATAAATTACATTTTTTACTCCCGAATTGGATCCACAAACGTTTTCTAATTCTACAATTATATAGGGATAAAATGCTGTTTTGCTACCATAACCAACCGCAAGAACTTGATTTGGAAGTATCAAGTGCAGCAACTGAACTGCGTAACATGATTCTTGTGTTTGTGAAAGCCAAGACCCGGAGTAATTGTAAAAAACCTCATTGTCCCTGTTTATTCTTAAAATTTCAACTTCATCTCCTTCCTTTGGTACAGTAGAGAATGAGTCGCAGAATTCTAGAACGGTATCGGGATTGGGATTCTCTGGGGTTCTTTTGATGCAACAAATCTTCTTTATTCTTCTTGATTCTCCTGCTATGTCTCCGTTGTTGGTATTGCTCTTGAACCTCAAGTAAGTACCGTCGTAGTAACCATCTGCGTTCAAGTTTTCAATAGGGATATTAGTTTCACTTGTTTTACAGTTAGGGTTGTTACCAACTTTACCAACCCATAGCGGTATCTCTTGTCTCAAACAATAATTATCGTCGTTTTGCCATGCAGAAGGCTGAGAACAGTCTGCAAAAACTGGATTATTAGGATCATCTCGCCAGCATTCAGGTTGCTTTTCTAGATTTATCTCAGCTATATTTGTGACGTTCTCCACGGCACTTATATAGGCATAGTTGCATCTTGTCTCGTTATAAAGTATGAAGTTTATATACGCATTTGAAGTTTGGAGCCCACCAGGGATAAAAACTAGTTTATTATCAGGGCTTGAGCAAACATCAGTTGGATCCGTAATATTCATTCTACAGGTTCCGTCTTTCAGACCTTGATAAGAGGATTCACTTATACCACTGTATAAAGTGATAAACGCTCTTTCGTAGGTACTAGTACCTGTGAAAGTGAAAGAACGAATTCTATGTCTTTCAACTTCTTCAAAACCTCCACCAGTATCGCATTCAATAACTAGTACTGCTCCTCTGTAATAGTTAAGTTCAGTATGCAGAGAACCGACAGGTCCATCAACACACACATTTAGTATAGTAAGAGTATTAGATTCTGTAATGGGGGCCGCACCTGAGTCGCACAATTCTAAAGATATTGTTGGGCTCCCCCCTCCTGATTTGTTGAAATCATTAGATTTCCAACACAGATTGGGAGATGCTAAACTTAATGGATCCTGAGACTGGTAACCGTTTCGGGAACCATTTGTAGATACTTCAACCTCGAATTGACCTGGTAAAGGCCACTTTTCTCTATTTCTGTATGCGCTGTCAAGTAAAATATATCTTGTATTACTCATTTTATATAAATGCTTTTTTTTTTAAATTTCACTTTAAGTGTATTTGCAAACTTCCAGCTTTATCAAATTGTGATCAGAGAAATCGTTGTATGCAACTGTCTTCTTGTAAAAGTCGTAGTTGCTGTTTTTGCTTATCAATATATAATCCAATTGAGTTCTATGGTAAGTGTTGCAAAAGAAAGGCACATTAAACTTCTCCCCAAACACCTTCGAAACTTTATCATACATGGCATTAAAGTCACCTGCAACAATAGTAGGTAAACTACAAGCGAATTCTTCGTTTACAGCTCCTAAGACGTCTACATCACGTTTACAATACTTCTGTGGCACCAAATGGCAGTTAGCTATTACACAACGGCTGTTGCTCAAAACCAGTATACCACTCGCAATTCCATCTAATTTGCTCTCGGTGTCAACTTTTACAAACTTTCCATATCGTTTAGGTATGAGAGTTATCAAGTTCTCTTCGGGATTGTTATCTACTATTTCGCTGTAGAATGTGTAATCTTCGGCTGACTTCTTCCGCATTGTGTTCATAAACTGCTTACTACATTCCTGAAGGCATATTATGGCTCCGCTTTTACACAATTTAAGTAGAAAGTCAATTGTTTCCTCCACGCGTTCTTCTTCTATTGGAAATCTTTTTAGGTACTTTGAATTTGTCTTGTAGGTTTCTTCGTAGTACCTTAATAGGACATTGAATGATATAATTTGCATACTGTCATCACACTCTCAGTATTCAATTAAAAAGTCATTTTTTACTTTCTTT